CGAGGTCCGCAGGGCTCCATCCAAACCATGGAGAGCGCTGCTCATTCGACAGCGCCTTCTGTCGCCCAATCTGTGACGTTATTGATAGAATCGCTGAAGAATCATCGGCATAGCGCACCGTGAATGCGTCAAGCATGTGGCCGCCCACGCCCAAGCCGTGTAAATCTCGGATTGGATTTAACCCGTGGGATGACTTTATTGCGGCGTACCCTGATCGCGTCCTGGTAACTCCGCCGCGCGTGACTTGCTTCACCTTCAGCGCTGGCATCGCCACATCGTCCGATCCGATTCCGCGCGCAACGCGGTCCTTGATGATGTCGACAGCGAACTGCCCGAAATCGTACATCTGGCGAGTCCCCGGAGTCCATCCGGCGAGCCCAATGCGAAATTTCTGGCCGCCGTCGCCTTTGACTGCCCACGCCTTCACGAATCCATTTTTATCGAAAACCAAGCGAGCCGATGTGAGTATCATCGCTTGCGAAGCCTCAAGTTCAGTCCGCCAAGGCCATCCTGGCAATCCAGTGGCTCTTTGGCGATAATATACGGAACACCATCCACTAGGAAACCGTCTTTCTTGGTGGGGAATTGAGGCAGGTCCGCCTGCAAAACGTACAGATCGGCGTAAACGCCCTTCTGTTGTTCCGCGATAGCCTCCCCGACCCGAAACACACCCCTGACTATCACGGCGTCTGTCCCACAATTCAGCTGGAAGCCGACGTCCAATCTCCCAAACGCGGAGAAAAGCGATGATTGCGCCACTGCGAAGATTGAATTAAATGCGCTCATGTTGAAAAGTTCCCAGCCGGAACGATGCCCGGCTGGGTTGAGGAGAGGGAACGGAAAAACTAAAAGGCGCCGTTGAGGCGAACGCGCGCCGTCGCGTCACCGGTGAGAGCCGCGAGCGTTGCAACGCCGATCTTGAGGTTTGAGGTGGACGTGGAAGTGACCACCTTGTTGGTGTTATCCCAATAAACGACCGCACCCTGCGCGAAGACGCTGGTATCCTTTGCGATATCGAACACGCCCTCGACCTGCAGCTCCAGGTTGGTATCGGCGTTGAGGAAGTCGTTGTTGGCAATTCCGAACATGATGCCAACCTGCGCGCCGCCGCCACTGGAACCAGCATATGGTGCCACTACCGTGATTGTATTTCCAGACTGAACACGTAAAGCCATTGTTTTTACCTTTCTGACCCGCATACCGGGGCGGCTTATGTCGCCGCCCCGCCAGTTACTCGACCGCTATGCTGCCAGCCTAAAACTAGGCCGTGTTTTTCTGAAGGCCGCGGAAGTCCATAGCCGCCGCGCCGAAGTCCAAGCGCGCCTTGATCTCAACGCCATCGATCTCGAAGCCCTGCTTGACTTCGGTGTAGACGCCCTGCTGGCCTTCCAAATAGCAGTATTCGACAGTGCTGATCATGGAGGGATCCGCCGCGGTGTACCAGTTGGTTGCGCCGAGAGAGACAACCGCATCCAAGCGGGGTTCGACGATTGGGATCATCGAGCGAACAAACTCTGGAATATCCGAAGAAGATGCGGTCGCCGCGAGGTTGATCGGGTTCGTCAACTGCACTGCAATACCTTCAAGTGCGGTCGGGACGATGAGATACTTGGGAATCAAGTTCAGGATCGTACCCTTCGGGCCTGTCTGCTTTCTCAGCTGCGCTCTGGCAGCGGTGATATTACCAACAGCCGCCAAACCATTGGTTGCGAGCAGGTTCTTGTGGGTTGCGTGGAAGAGAGCCACGCCGTCGAACATCGCCGCATTGGCCGTAATGACGCCCCAAACAGTGTCGGATTCGAGATTCGCAGCCGCTTGGCCAAGGCCCGCCGGAACGCGAGTCAGCGCGCCCAGGTCATCGTTGATGATAACGGCGCGAGAGATGGAAACGATCTGGCCGAACGTAGCCAGTTTGTACGTTTCCTTGTTGTCGGAAAGAGCCGTGCGGTGGAATTCGCCAGCCTCGTTGATCTTCACTAGCGTAGCGACATCAGAAAGCTGAGCCCGAGTGATGAGTTTGAAATCGGCTGCGGTCGCCTGGGTGCAGAAGGGTTGGAAAGTCTTGGGCGCAGCTTCGTAAGCTTTGCGAAGCGACTTATTGGCGACGTTCGCCAAAATGTTCGGGAAGTCACTGGTGCTCTGGCCGGAAGCGTCGAAATGCTGCGCCGCGCCATGCCTGCCCTGCAAGGCTACGCGTGCCACCTCGTCGCGACTCATGCCGCGAGTCTTCACGCCAGCGGCGGTCAGACATTCTCGCGCCATGTCGACCAGAGTAAGCCCGGCGAATTCGCGCCCAGCATCCCGGAACGACTCATTGCGAGGATTGTTGCGGTACATGATCGCAGCCTCGAGCCCTTCGCGCAACTTGTCGCGCGAGTCGGCGCCGGGAGACACGACAACCCCTACGGGGAAAGGCGCAGTCGCGGCGTAATTGGTGGCCAGCTTGGCCAGGATGCGCTCGCGAGCCACGTTGATATCGACACCCTCGTCCACAAGCGTGGCCGCAAACTGCTCATCAACGCGGGCGGCTACGCAAGCCGCACGAATGCCGCTCGCGCGGGTTCGCTCCGCCTGGACTGCGCCGTCTCTGATGGCCGCCAGTTCAACTGCGGTAGTGGCCGCGGCCGGGATTACTTCTTCGGGCATAATTGGTTGCTCCTTTGGGATGGTGGCCGCGGCCACCTCGGGTTTGACTACATTCGGGTTTGCCTGCTCTGTGATGGCAGACATAAAAGTCGTTTGTGCATCGGCCGGCACGGGGACGAGAGAGATCTCGAAAGGCTCCCAATCCGTAGCGGTGAACTCTTTGCGCGCTTGCTTATCAGGCGTGGTTTCCTTGCGGCTATAAATCCACATCCCAGGACTGAGATTTTGGATGATACCGGAATTCACGTCATCCCAGATAGGCGTAACGTCGTCGCGCTTGGAGAACTGCAGCGTCGCCATGCATTTGCTGCCAGAAATCCAGGCGTTGCGAACAACGCCCTTTTGATTCTCGACGCCATATGCGCTATGTGAATCCAAGACTGGCGCGCCGCTGTTGAGGCGGTCCAGGCGGCAACCCTTCGGATCAAGGATGAGGTCGTATTCGTCACCTGTCTGCCAGTCGCGGCGCGGGACCTTCGCGCCCGTGTACCAGGTGCAATCGACGGTACGTGAGCCCTCGTCTGTCGAGGCCGGGGTGAAGTTCGACGCAACAGCAAACCGCTCAGTAATCAGCGGGCCTTCCGTCGATTCAAACTCTACGGCAGCAGCCGCAGCAGCCGGCTCGGCTGGAATAGTCGCGATCAGCGGAATCTCTACCGGAGTGACTGGCTCTTCTGTTGTCATAAATGCTTGTTTCCTTATGAGCGATATATCCGCG